CTGAATTAGACCCTCTAAATAGTTGTGAGCTAGTGTTTGTACTGTTAATTGCAGAAACAAAGGCAGTTGCCGCACCTGTTTCAGAACTGTAAACGTGCGTTCCGCTACCTCTGCCCCAGTAGAAAGGATTACCATCCCCATCCGACAGCACGATGTTGTTGCTTGAGGTGCGGATGTCCAAGCCGCCTTGGTTGCCGTTGTACTTACCAATAATAGTATTATTTGAACCTGTGGTTATAGTACTTCCTGCCCCACCTGCGCCTGTAGCATAAGCTCCAACAAAGGTATTTCCTGATCCTGTTGTAAGAGAATACCCACTGAAAGGCCCAACCGTTACATTTCTTGTACCAGTAGTATTACTATACCCAGCCTGATAACCAACGGCAGTGTTGTAGGATGCGGTGGTGTTTTGGTTAAGTGCTTGATAACCAACAGACACGTTATTACCGCCTGTAGTTGTGTTATACCCAGCTTGATAACCAATACCTACAGAGTTTCCTGATGTAGTTGCTTTACCCAAAGCATAATAGCCAACACCTACGTTATTTGAACCTGTGGCATCTGCTGGTGCGTTTGGCCCCATTGTTCCTATGCCAACGACAGTGTTTGAACTACCTGTCGTTATGTTTTCCCCTGCATTATGTCCAACAGCCGTATTATTGTTTCCTGTTGAAGCCAATAGTGCTTGATAACCAAAAGCATTATTACCCGTACCTGTAGTATTAGTATAAAGAGCCTGATACCCTACTGCGTTATTTCCAGTTGCGGTGGTGTTACCATACAATGCTTGCTGTCCAACTGCCACATTGTTGCCGCCAGTTGTATTAACTTGCAGCGCAGCATAACCTAAAACAGAGTTTCCACTTGCAGTAGTAGTATTTGATGCCGCACCTTGGCCTACAGCAGTATTCTGTGCGCCTGTAGTATTGTCATAAAGAGCCTGATAACCAACAGCTACGTTGTTACTTGCGGTGGTGTTGGAGTATAATGCGGTTCTGCCGTAAGCTGTATTATAGCTACCCGTGGTATTTGTAAAAAGAGTTGCTTCACCAAACGCCGAGTTACCTGCACCTGTAGTATTTTTATTTAACGCTTGAGTACCCACCGCTGTATTATTAGATGCGGTGGTTGCATCTTCTAATGCCTGATAACCCACTGCCGTATTTAATGCACCTGTTGTATTAGCATACCCAGCCTGATACCCAACCGCTGTGTTGTAAGATGCGGTGGTGTTGGAGTTAAGGCTCTCATAACCAACAGATACGTTGTAGTTCCCTGTGGTATTAGTGAGCATGGCCTGATAGCCAATACCTGTATTATGATTGCCTGTAGTGTTGTTTGTTAACGCCTCTCTGCCAACTGCAGTAATACGAATGCCTGTAGAGTTATCGTAAAGTGCAGCCGCACCAACAGCCACGTTAGCCGTTCCAGTAGTATTACTATACCCAGCCTGATACCCAACGGCAGTGTTGTTACTGGCGGTGGTGTTGGTTTCAAGTGCGCTTTGCCCTAAAGCGGTGTTATAATTACCCGTTGTCGTGCTTTGCAAAGCATTTGTGCCAACACCTGTATTGGCGCTTCCTGTGGTGTTACTTAAAAGAGCCGTCCTGCCAACTGCAACAATCGCAGAACCAGTCGTATTATTATACCCAGCCTGATACCCAACGGCTGTGCTGTTGTCGGCGGTGGTGTTTGCGTTAAGGGCATATCCTCCTAATGCAGTGTTAAATCCACCTGTAGTCAAAGATACTAATGTTTCATGTCCAACACTTGTATTTACCAGAGCCGTTGTTGCGCTTGTCAAAGCACTACGCCCAATAGCAACGTTGTTGTCTCCATCTGTTAATGCCGTTAAAGCCGCATCACCTATTGCAATATTATTAAACGCATCAGATGTAATGCTATCTAACGCAGCATCACCCAACGCCACGTTGTTTGTACCAACAGGATAATTCCCGTCCAGCTTAATTGTGCCGCCATCGATTAACACGTTGCCAGCTACGGTTAGACCGTCCGTTACGGCTGTGCCTGTAATGTCTACACCTGTGCTGGTGGTGGCGAATTTCTGAGAACCATTGTAGTAAATATTTACGGCTCCATCTGTAAGAGCCTCTACTTTCCACTCAGTTCCAGAGGCATTTTGAAAGCCAGTATTTGCGTCACTCTGTATAAGTAAGTTACCAGTGCCAGAATCCTTAATAAAACTATTAGACCCATCATGGTAAATCTGTAGGTCAGACCCTGCGCCGAAGATGGCTTTTTCATTGTCAGCAAATAAAGTATCGCCGCTAGAGTTTTCAGTCTTTAGCTCAAAGCCACCAGCAGTTGCGCCATCATGAATCCTTACTCGTTTGTTAGTGGTATCAAATGTAAGCTCACCTTGCGCGCCAGTAAACGAGTTATTCTCTGTAGCAGTGCCGCGACGAAGTTGTACCTGTGTAGCCATTATAAGCTCCCGTAATCAGTAGATGAAGACACTGAATCACTTACAGCGCCATAGTCAAAGATGCCATCAATTACACCAGCATTGATGTTAGAGGCCACCAAGTTAATATTTGCAAGATTAGCAATGATTGTATTTATATCTGCCGCATCACCAGCAACAGCAGTAATGTTACCGCTAATGCCAGCCGCAGTTGTTACATCAGAACTAATCCCAGCAACAGTCGTAACGTTTGAACTAATTCCAGCAACCGTAGAAACGTTTGCACTAATACCGCCTACAGTATTAACGTCACTAATATTTGTAGCCACAGTATCAATCTCAGATACCGCTTCATTTAAGTCATCAGCTACAGTAACAACCTCAGAAACGGCTTCGTTCAGATCATTAGCTACGCTAATTACATCACTAATGTTTGTAGCTACTGTATTAATTGAGTTAATATTGGAGCCAATAATATTAAAGTTAGTAATGTTGTTAGCAACTGTAGATAAATAACCAACAGACGGAGCAACGGTATTAACATTAGCAATGTTATCCGCAACGCTAGTTACTTTCGTAATAACATTAGCAACATCATTAATGTCATCTATATTAGTAGCGGCTAGATTAATGTTTGTTGCGTTGCTGTTAGCTGTATTAATTGCACTTGTGATGCCAGCAACAGTAGTAATATTGGATGAAATTCCAGCAACAGTATTAATATTAGAAATGTTGCCAGCAGCAGTATTTACATTGCTAATCCCAGCGCCAACAATATCTACATTGCTAATTGATCCTGCAACAAGCTCAACCTGATCAAGACTATCAGCAACATCATTTAAATCTGATATAGATCCAGCGACTGAGTTTACATCTGCAATATTTGTAGCGACTAAACCAACGCTAGATATGCCACTACTTACTGAAGTAACGCTGGAAATATTGTCGCCAACATTATTGATTTCCGTAGTATAACCAGAAAGGCTAGTAATATTTGTCTTAATGGCGTTTAGCGAAGTAATGTCAGACGCAATAGATGCAATGCTTGTTAGCTCATCGCCACTTGGCCCAACCTCTAATGCACCAGTAGTGCTATTAAACTGAACAGTCTTACCTAAACGGCTGGCTTTGGCAGGAAGATCTAGCGACACACCTACTTCATAGTCATTTAAAGATATAGAGCGCGACACTCGGTCATCTAAGTCAGCAACCTGAGTAACAAGCCGATCTAGCTGGTCATTTAAAGAAGATGCGCTGTAAGTAGATGTAAGGTCAGTTGTACGCTCGAGCGGCACATCTCTAACGATAGCAATCTCTGCGCCAGCAGTCTGTCCGCTATCTGTAGTAATAGATCCAGTTGACCCGTTGCCGCCTGTAACCGTGTAAGCAGATGCAGACAAAACCGAGCCATCTACATATACAGTCAGATCAGTGCTGGCAAAGAATTCAAAAGGAACTGTAAATACAGTTTGTCCTGATGTTGCTGTGTAATTTATACGCGGATTGTTATCTGCTACATTTATTGCCATGTGTCACCTCTCCTACCTCTTGTGTCATAAAGAAGCTAAGAAGAACAATGCACAAATAATCTAAGACAAATTACTGTGCCCAAGCTCTAGTAATCTGATTAATGTCATCCTTTAAGAACCACATTCTAGCAAATGGCAAGTTTCTAACTACTTGCTTACCGCCTTCTCCATACTCACCATTAGCAAACTGATACATTCCTGAAATAGTATCAGCAGCCCAAGATGGCCCAGCACCAGCAACACCAGTTAGCGCATCAATGGCATTTGGTTCCTGTGGAAACTTAGGAGAAATAAGACCGTTAGTAATGTTAGGCCCACCAAGAGCTAAGGAGGTATGCAAAGAAGTGTAAAGAATATCTGAGTAGAGTGCCATTACACCACTCATATCAAAGCTTCTTACAAATCTATCTCGCCAACCCATTTCTTCCCAAGCAAAGCTAGGAGTGCGAATAGCCAGTGACATATAAGCCAACCCCATAGACGCTGTAATACCTAGCATTCTATTTTTAATCTGCCCTTGTGCTAATGCACCTATAGTTTTATTTACGTTAGCTAGCATGTAGCTATAAAACTGAAACGGCAAACCAACAAAACCGTTTTCAATTCTAGTGTATCCTTTAAATTTTGCGTCTTCTTTAAATCCAAATGATCTACCTATGTGCGCTGGAATATAAACTACACCATCAGTAATAATTGGTTTATCAGCAGGAGTAGCAGACATAATTGTATTCAACACACCGCTATTAAGTGCAGTGCGAAACTTTAATACAGTCTCTTCATTAATAGATGACTGGGCTTTGTGTTGCTCCATAGCTATTTTGTTAATTCTATTTTCATACTGAGCTTTGCTTTCACCAGCTTTTTGCAAAAAGTTTGTATGAGCAATTTCGTGAAACATAATAAAATTAGAAAATGCTTTAGGTGTTGGAAAAGCATCTTCTGGAAGCGGGTTTACACCCTTAACTCTTGGTTTAGTCCAAGCTTTATCTTGATACATTGGGCCTTCAATGTAATCTATATCTGCAAAAATAGTTTTCTTTTTCTTATCGTAGTAAGCCGGTATGTATCTGTCGCCTCTTGTTTTACCAACAGGAGAGCCATCTTCATTTATAGTTACAATGCGAGCATCAGTTTGTGGAAAGCTAAGATTATCAACCCACTCATCTGTATTAGCCATATACAAACCATTGTCTGTTTTGCGCCAAGGAGCATTAGCAATTTGCTTAGCATCCTCTGCGCTAATCCCGTAGCGAGACAGCCATGTTAGCTCTTGTGGTGTAAGCTCGGTGTACCGAATCGAGTAATCAATAATAGTATGTGCATCAACAATACCAGCTAGTTGTTTAGCTATACCAGTCATCGGAGCAAGCCCGTTCATAATATAGAAAGCATTTCGGGCATTACTAAGAAGGTCACTAGCATCTACGTTATTAGAAAGATCCTCCATAAGCCGCATATGTGCAGAGCCACGAAGAATATCTATAGCCTCACCAGCATATCTAATTTCATTAGCTGTTAGATTAACTGTGTTTTTATCCATAATTGCTTGAATGCCTTTCATAACATTCTCAGCATCATGCTCCATAACAATGCGCCCAAAGTCAGGGAGCGCAGCTAAACCAGCAGAACCCATATAACTAAATGAAGCGGCCTCTCTAAGAATAAACGCAGCCTTCTGGCTCAAGCTATCTGGATTCCTAATAACTGCACCAGCAGTACGCTCATACATATGTAGATAATCCCTACGCATTTTGTTTATGTCTTTTTCAGAAAAACCTTTAGCAATCATTTCTGATTCTAAATCAAACAAAACGCCATCAACGTCCTGACCAAATGCTTTTGCATACTCATAACGCGGCTCAATACGAGTAGCATATGTTTTCATTACAGCAAGCGGATCAGTAACCATAAAGTCAGTTACAAGTTTATTAGGTATATCTAATTCTCTATGACGAAAGTGCTTAGAGCGACCGACACCAAAGCCAATATTATCTACATTAGTAGGGTCTTGCTCGCCTAGTATGCGATCTATTGTTAAGTCAACGCGCTCTTGAATTTTAGAAGGCTCAGAAGATAGTTCGGTCTTAACGTATGTAGATGTCTTAGAGTCAAACTCATAAATAAATGGGTTTTGCTTATACCAGCCATAAAGAATTTCAGAAAACTCTTTACGATTCTTTTTAACCGCAGATTGGCTCCAAAACCTTGGAAAAAATACATCCTCATTGGCGGGATTAATCTTAACTTCCTCTAAGCCTTGTAATGTTTGACGCTCTCCTGCAAGCTTGCCGCCTAAGCGATCTAGTTCACCTTTAATTCTATTAGCCTCAAACTGACCGCGAGTAGTTTTTTTTCTTTCCGCTCTAGTTAATCGTGAGTTTAAGTCTTCAATCTTTGCCTCAAGATTATCTATACGACGAGACACACCTTTAGCTGTACCTATAAGCCCTACGTCTTCTAATCGCTCACCAGCATCCTTAAAGTATTTGTTTATAACTCCAATAGCCTTGCGCTCATTGTCAGTAAGATCTTCTATATTCTTAATTCTTTTTTCACTAACTGTAGTAAGCCACTTTCTGTAAGTGTTTTCGGAGCGAGAGGCACGACGAACAATATCAGTAACATTAATATCAAGCCTACTAATATTGGCTGCACCAGTTTCCGCTGTCCAAAGCTTTATCATTTCGTCATGTGCTCTTACCCACTTGCCATTAGATACCGCTGCCCTTTGGGCAACTGACTGCGGAGAAGCCAAGCCAACAGAGTTTAAAGCTAGAGTAATGCCGCTGTCTCCAAAACTACGCACAGTCGCTTCTTTAATTGCTGACGGATATTTTGATTGTAGCAAACGTTTGACTGGTGTGGTGACTGCTTTGTAAAGAAAGCTATCAGTATAGAGTGTATTCATAATTCTATACGGATCTGTAAGATCTATATTCTTAGATTCTAGCTCACGAATACCTTGCTCATTTTTAAACTGTTGTGCGTAAGCTCTTTGCTCTTGTGCTCTCGCCTCAAACTGAGAAGCTTCTGGTCTACCTTCATAAGCAATAGCATCTGCCTCTGAGCGAGCCGCAGAAGACTCAAACATATCTAGTTGTGCTTGTAGATATTCATCGCTGTCATTGCCAAATCTGCGCTCTGCTCTTGGCACACTAATTTGTTCTGTTGTAACGCCCTCTAGTCTATCTAGGCGCTTAATCATATCAAATTCTTCTTGAATGCCCTGCTTTGTTTTTGCATAAGCCCTAGCGTTTACACCACCAAAGGCAGCACCAAAGCCAGCACCAAATGCGCCAGCAGAAAGAACATTTATTGCGCCCTCTTGTGCTGTCTGCAGGGGATCAGACTGCCTAGTTAGCTCTAAGCCTAGCTCTAATGCAGCCGTACCAGCGCCAACGCGCAATGCAGAACGGCCTACTCCAAGAGCAGGGCCGCCAAAAGGAAGGGCAACAAGGTTAATTGGATCAAATAAACCAGCACCAAGTTGAGAAAGGACAGATGAGTTCTGAAGAACCTGTCGCCTAGATATTGAGTCTTCTATATCTTGTTTTAACTTTGCCATGTGCTGTGGGCTAACAGCATGATTAAGATCAGTCGCAAATAATTCATAGCCTTCTAGGTCTTGTCGCCAGTCATATCCTTTTTGAGGATTGTAACGAAAAGAATTAGTAAGAGTGTTGTATGCAGGGGCATAGCTATAACCAAGAGAAGCACCAAGTGTATCAAAAAATGATGGATCTGGTTGTTCAACTACGCCCTCAGCAAAGTACCCCGCACGAAAGCTATTAGGATTTACAGGCATTTAGTCTTCAACCCCGTTAATAATACTAATCATTGATTTTAAATCTACCTCAAGCTGTCTAGCTAAGGGATTTTTGTCTCGTTTTACTATTGATAGTATACTGCTCAAGGCTATTAATGACTGATTAAATGGAACCTCACCAACCCTGCCGTAAGATCTAAGCATTGCTGGCTTAACTGAGCTAAGAGATTCATATTTATCAACATCTACAATGGTTCTTAATTCATCCATCGCCTCTTGTTGAGTAAACTTTTTCTGAGCAACCTGAGCTTTATATTCTACACCAAAGCCCAAACGCTCTTGAACAGCTCGACCAAGCTGAGTTCTTTCTGCTATAACTGAAGCTTTACTAGGCTGAGCCGCTTCTTCTGTAGCAATATCTACTTGCTCTTGTTCAGCAGCTTTCATTCTTTTTTGTTTAGCAGCAGCAAAAAAAGGTTCATTTGTAGAAAAGAACGCAGGAATAATAACAGGTTCTTCTGTATCAGGCTCAAGCTGCATAGAAACTTCTTGCAAGTCTCGCCCACCAGTTTCATTTTCAATAACTACACCATAAGTCATGCCGCCATCTTCATCATTGTAACCAACGGGCGTCAGCTTAAACTCAACAGAGTTCCAATCTATATCTTTATTTGGAGAATTTTGCGCTAAAGAAGAGCGGATATAGTCCATAAATGCTTGCTCATTGCCCTTGGCAGTAACAGACAATGGATACAATGTTTGGCTAGAGCCAGACAGAGTAATGATTCGATTATCCTCAACAAAGTTTTTATCTATATCAGACTGAAGATTAGAGATTAAATCATCAATAGACTCAGGTTTAATTTCACCAGCGTTCTTAAAGTAATGCATTCTTGTTTTGGTAAGCAATCTATCAAACAAGTTTGCATTCATTCGAGCTTCCGGAAAATTGTTAGCAACAAATTCTCTAGCGTCCTTTACACCTTCTCCTTTAAAGTAATCATTCATCTGAGCCTTAAGTGCAGGGTTGCCCATAGTGGTTTTTATTTTTTGCATATGAACTGCTAAGGCAGTTGGGTCAGTATTGATTTGACTAAATGAAACGGCTTCATCCATTAAAACTTTTTGACTCGAGGTAAGCGAAGAAGATCCGCGTGACTCAACTTCTAGCCCTTGATCTGTCACAAACTCAGAAGCCTTTGCGTAAGTCACAAGAACTCTTTTGATCTGATCGGGGTCAGTAATGTTTCCGTTAAGGAACGAATTAATAGTATCTACTTGAGCTTGAGGCCAGATAGAAGAAGACGTTTGAGAAAGTATTTCAGTTAGCTGTGCGTACTCAGGCTCATCGTATTTTGAATTAGTGTAAAAATCATCAGGTACACTTAGAAGCCTTCCAAACTTAACACGATCATCTTTAGTTGCTTCTCCAAGAGTACCATCAAAGGCATCTCGTATAAGCTTATCATCAGAAGCAATCCTCACATTAAGATTGTAGCGTCTCTTTGCTCCATCGCTATATCTTTCTACAGATGCACCATATGCAGACGAATCATCAAACGCCTCTCTAGCTTTATCTATTACGGCTTTTCGCTGAGAACTAACAAGATTATTAGGATCGACTCCATCTCTAGCATAAAGTGCAGCAGCCTCTATTGCTTTGGGATTAGTCATGCCGCTAAATGCAAAGCGAATAAAAGACTCCGAAGTTTTGTTCTTTAGCGCACTTTCAAACTTTTCCCTATCACCAGCTTGCAATTCAGTTTTGTTTAGCTCGTCTAATGAATTTTCTCTAATCAGCTCAATTTGCTCAACACTTTCTGCTGAGAATAAATTAGGAAATGTTCTTCCCTTGAGGTAATCATTGTAATCAAGAGCATTATCTGTTTTCGTTTGAAACTCTGAAAAACGAACCTCATCGCTTACACCTTCTGCATATGATATAGCTTCAGTTAAAAACTGAGGGTTTTGACTACTCCTTGCCATATCAGTTAAAGTAATTGCTAAAGACTGCGAGGCTTCATTAACTCTATTTAAGTTGTCTGAAGTTGGGTTTGCTAAATACTTTTGAATATTAACAACATCTTCTACTGAGGTAGCTTCAGCAAACAAGTTATTAATCACTCCGCTTTTAACGTTGTTTAATCTTCTAAAAGACCCAGATGTAATAGATTCTATTTCGGCTTGAGTCGCACCTGACTCGATTAAATTAAGCTGAGTCTGTAAATCAGTCATATAACTGGAAACTGCATCTGAAGCCGTTCCCGCAACATCTGAATTAGCTCCGCTAATTAGATCAAAGTATTCACTGTTATCTTTAGATTTGGTATCTAAATCATCTGCAATACGTTTGCGCGTTTCCATTTCAGCAGTAAGTCTGGTTTGGTTTAAACCATCTTGTAAAAGCTCAGTGGCAAAAGCAGCAAACGATTCTGTAAATGTTGCACCTTCGCTGACAAGGGTATTATAAGTATTATTAAATCCCTTGTCGCTAAGACCTGATAAATCACCACTGTCTATAGCATTTAAAGCAGACTCAAGATCAAAGCGTGAAGCATTAGTTTTTATTGCTTGATTTAATTCATATCTAAACTGGCCTTGAACCTTTGCGAGCTTTCTATTCTTGGCGTTGCCAATAGTTTCACTAGATAGAATGGTGCCAGCAGCAATATTATCTGCATCCAGCTTTTCGGCAGATAAAATTAAACTATTTCCAAGCTCATCGTTACCAGCGGCAAATGAGTCTTCAATGTTGAGAGAAGCTTCAGAGTTATTAAACTTATAAAGAATTGCATCGTTGCGTTCTTGTCTAGCAATAGCTTGAGACTGTAGCGCTATATACTTTTGGTTTTGAACTGCATTTCCTATGCGAACAATTTCATTTTTAAATACAGTAGATTCTTCTACATTACTCATGCCAGCAATGTATTCAGACATAGAAGACTTAAATGCCTCGGGGCTTCTTCTATGTTTTAATGCTAACTCTTTTGATTTGCTTTCAATTTCTGAGGCTATTTCTTGCTCAAAACGAGATAGCAAAACTTTTTGATAAGCCTTTAATGCATAACGCCCCATTCCTTTTGGGCCATCATAACTCTTTGGCCTACCTGTATCTGGATCAAGTGCAGTTATTTCAGAAGCCTCTAAAGCTTGAGCGCTTTCAATCCCTGCTTGCTGCGCGTCTTCAACAGCGCGTCTAAAAAAATATTGTTGGGCTTGATTTGCAGATCTAGCAACTTGTTCTCCAATAATCTGACCAGCAGAAGAGGATCTAGCTATACCAATGGGGCCAATAGCAAATTGTTTTTTTTCTCTTATAACAGCCATTATATGCCTCCGCTAGAGCCTTTACCTGTACTACTATAGTCGGCAATGCCTTGAGCCATTGTGGTAAATGCACCAATAGTTGCTGCTTGCTTTCTTGCTCTGCCTTCTACTCTCATTGTAGTTGCCTGTTGTTGAAGTTTCATTTGCTCAAAGAAACCCATAAGATCAGATCTTCCTGTGTCTTCTGCAACAACTTCTTTTTGCCTTTGAAGAAAGGCAGATACAGATTTATCAGAACCAACATCTCTGCCAGCCGCATAAAATGCAGAAATATTAGCCTTTACATTGTATCTATACTGCTCAAGCCTGTCATTATGACGTTGAAGTGTTTCAACTTTACTAAGCTCTCTTTGTGTTTCAGTATTAAATGCATCAAGTTCAGCAGACTCTTGAGCAGCTTGCCCAGCAGCCATTTGTCCAAATGCACTAATTCCAGCAGCAATTAATTGAAAGGCAGACATTAGACTATTAACTCCGCTACTAATCCATTTACTTGCATCTCAGCAGGATTATCCTGCTCAATGGTAATCTGTGGATTTCTATTATATCCCAGCAATCTTACTTCCTTCTTGCCAGTAAAGTTTGAACTAATTACCGGCCTGTTGTTTACCCTTAAAGAATCCGTATTCTTTACATCAACAACTACATTGGTAATGCCTCTGACCTCGCCTGTTGCTGGCCCATTACCCATAGAAGCATCTACAGGATTACTTACAATCTTGGCTGTAAATGCTCTGCCTACCCAGAAGTTTCCACCAAAACTTTGATATGCGCTTACATCTACTGAAGCAACTCCACTATTGCTTACAACAGGATGCTCACCAAGCCATGTTGTAGGAGTAGTCCATACGCCAAGAGTAACTGTATCACCAACAGAATAAAGGCTAGAAACATCAATCCAAGGATACCCAGCTACATAAATAAAGTTATCTATACCCATATCTCTTGAGCCTACACCTGACAAAGAAGCTTTGGTAAACTCACATAAGCAAAGCTTATTGCCATAGTAAACATTCGCAAACAAACGATTGTGAATAGCAACAACAGAAGAAAATCTGCCATCTGTTGTTACCCTAGTCCAAGACGCTTTCTTCTCTGCTCTGTTAGAACTAAACAAAGATATATCGCCATTACCCAAGGTTATAGCCGCATAGGAATCAGGCAGGTCAAAGCCGCTATGAACAACAGTTAAATACTTAGGACTATCTATTAAATGAGAGGCAATAGTAGATATTGAAGTCGCAGTATAAGCTTCTTCGGTATCTGTGTATAAATATTCTCTTACTGTCCTGCCACCCATCTCCGCAAAGATAGTAGCGCCATCAATAGAGGTTGGCTGAACAAACTCAGTACCATATGGTGTTTGCTTTCTGATCTGAGCGTTTGTTGGCGTAATGGCTTGGTTCAAGTAGGTAGGTACATACAATTCACCAGTCGCAGTAAAGATCTGCAAGTCACGGTTAGAAACCATATATCTAATTTGGTTTACATCGCCTGTTGCAGCAACAATCTGAATTGAATCAGAATCGGCAGCATCACCTACGTCAAAGTTAAAAAAGCTACCAACCTTGCTCATCCAAATATTATCTGGCTCTGCTATTGTTCCACCAAAGCACAGGCGGTTTTCATGAAAAGTAACGGCCGCAGGATAGCCTCGAACAGCCGACCAAGACTGCTCATCCCAGTCTCGGATTGGTGCATGAGAAACCACCTTAACATTACCACCGCCATCTTCACTGTCATTTGCAGTACCTCCAGCTTGATAAGTGTAAGTATTCTCGTCAATAATCTCTCTAACTTGATCCGTAACATTTAATTGAGCAGTGTTAATTCCACCAGTTGCACTAGCGCCTTCTATTGTAATTGCATCACCAACATTAAGGCCATGATCTAAATGAGTAATCTCTACAAGATTAGAGCCATCAGCAGTTCTTAATGGATTTAAAACAGACAATCTTATTTTAAGTGTGTCTAAAACATCGCCAGTAACTACTGTAGCCGAAGTATAGCCTGTAATTAAAATTTCAGACTCATGATACCGAACAGTAACCCCAACGTGATTTGGAACCCAATAATTTGCGCTTGTTGTAAGTGTAATGCCAGTGCCACTTATTGCTGATGGATCTAGCGTTACGCCATTAGCTTGAAACGTAGAGTAAGGTTGATAGGTAACTTTGTTATCAGCCCTTTGATCAAAGCTATAAACACTAATTTCAAACGCATCTAGCGCAGTTCTTGTAAGCATACGCGGCGCAAACAAAGGATGGCAGATAAACATTACATCGCCATATTGAGCAAAGGTATATTCTTGCAAATACTCTTGATCAAATGGCAAAGCGTTACTGCTAGTATCCTGAGTAATAGTTTCTACAAGATGTAAGTCACCAGCAGTGGTATAAGTTCCAGCGTCATCTAAGAAAAAACAACGAACCTTTTGATGCTCAACAGAAATTACATATGATTCATTATCATCAAACTCAAACTTAAATAAGTGAGATTGCTCTGGATAAGTTCCATTATAAGTTATGCTATAGTTATAATGATTCTTTAAGCCATGACGCTTTTTCAAAGCACCCTCAGCCGTAACAATCATATTCTCTACGCGCTGTGCAGAAGAAACATACACAGCAGAATCCGTTCTCATTATCAAAGAATCGCTGATTTCGCCAAACTGAAAGCTATTCTGTGGTACTCTAACTTTCTGCATTAGCTACGCCTTTGACTTACAAACCTCGAAGTGTTTAGCTTTTTAGTTGTTTGCTGCTGTGAATCAAGCCTACGCGCTCTCATTAAGAACTGCTCACCCTTTTGCTCCATTAAAGAAGCTAACTGAGCATCCCTAGCGACTGAGATGGAAAGCATAGCAGCTACTTGAAACTCTACAGCCATTGTAAAGTAAGGAGGCCAGTAAGCCTCATCTGCTCTAAATATATAATCAGCTACAAGAACCTCAGTTTCGTTAGCATCGCAATAAACCTTATCGCCATAAGTATTATAGATAATAGGTTCATCGTTTATTGTTACAGCACTTAGCATAATAAGATCAGACGGAAGCTGGTAAGCTGCATCGTATCGACCCGTTGGTGCCGCTACAAGTCTACTAATCTGCTGTTGATTAGTAGCAAAGCGCCATCTTGAGTTAGTTAGCGCAGCGCGAGCAATATCCTCATATACAGCGTCAACCACATCAGCTTCAGCCGTTCCCTCATCAAACGATTGAATAGGCGAGCCACCCATTAGTATAGAAGCGCGGGAGCATATTTTAATTGCTGTATTTGCTGGCATAAGAAGTTAGGGGGCTTTCGCCCCCCCTCCTATTAGTTGTTGTCGAGAACTTCAAACACACCGTCATCATCGATAACGACAGAACCCATAGACATCATTGATGTCGCAAGGTGCGCTACCTTCTGCGGTACATAGTTGACCTCGGTTTGAACATCAGAGTTAATGCCAATGCCCACAGCGCGAGCGTGGTAAGCAAAGTTTTTGCCGCCAGCTACCGCTGAAGTTGAGAAGATCTTGAATCCCAAGAACTCTTTCATTGTCATGCCACCAGCAAACGGAAGGTTTTGTGGCCCAACGTAGTCTGATGAAGCAAACTCATTAATGTTAAACAAGTCAGCAAATCCAGACGGAGACATAGCTAAGTAGCGCTGTCCGTCTTCTGGAATATCTTCTGCACCAAATGTTTGGAACAAGGTCAGAAGATCTGCTTTAACAAGCGCACCGCCTGTGTCAGCAATCTGAGTTGAGTTAGCACCAGCATCCATAGCTGCTACAATCAAAGCATCAGTTTGGCGACCCAAAGCAGCAGCAGCAGATTGCGCTACAGCTTGACGCTCGTTGATGTTGATTTTCAATTCATCCAGCTTGTCGATATACTCAGCTGCATAGTAATCAGCCATAGTCGCTTCGACATTGGTGTGCGCTAGTTCCATTGTGGAAACATCGCCATTGCGTGTTTTAGTTGATGCAGTGCCTTTTCCAATTACTTGGAAACGTGCAGTTGAACCAGTCACATTGGTTGAGCGTACTGTGTTGCGGAGTTTAGAACCCATACGCTGATATGCCATGTGAACTTCTGATTCAAACTGTTTGATAAAGGCTTGGTCAATAGTATTAGCCATTTTACAGTCCTATTTTGAAGTTACAGTTGCCAACGGGTATCCACTCTTTCACTTCGGCAAGGGTATCCTTTCGGGCCTTTCAGTGCGTTATGGGCCGTAATTCCCCATCGTAAACACTTTTTTCATTTGGATTGCAACGCACAAAATCAACGTACTTATGCGGAGGGGAGCTAGTCACACCCACGGGCTCAAAGCCTAACCATACTGCCCAGTCTACCATAAACTCATAATCAGCAAGTATAGTCATAGTCATCTGCGGTTGAGTTTTGTCCAGATAATTAACAAGCATCTTAGAGCCGCGAGCTATAGTTGTGAAGTTTTCTTTTACCTTGTCAGAAAACATAAAGAACATCTGAGGATAATCTTGATCTTCAGCATACCAAAGACCGCCTACCGCAGTAAATATCTCACCCTCTTTACGAACTAGGTAGCATTCAGAACATTCATACATTTCTGTAATGGCTTGCTTAATATCCAAGTGACCAAGGATTTTAAGCTCTCTTATATTTTCCTGACTCAGATTGGCAGCAACCTCATCAATATGGTCAGAAGTAAAAGGGGTTAAGTAAAACTTACCCCTTTTGAGAATCTTAACCTCCATAAAGACGCTTAAAGCCCTCTTCTACCTGCTTAACATAAGCAGTGTCATTCTTATCCCAGTATCTAGGGTCTTGCATCATTTGGTCTAATTCAGCTTGAGTTGTCTGACCTGTTGGCTGAGTGCCATCAGAAAACGAACCATCCTTAGTTGCCTCCATGATTGCCTCAAGAGCAAGAATCCCTTCATGACTTTCGCACATGCGCTCAATAGCTGGCAAAGATTGCTCAGGAAAAAACTTGTTTGCAAACATAGACGCTGCTTGAATGCGATCATTTGCATTGTCGCCAAGCTTTGAAGCCTCAGCTTCAAGGTCAGGTTGGCTTCCATTAACAGCTTGGGCATACATCTCAATGCCCTTCTGAAACTCATCTTGCCCATAGCCGTTTTCAAACGCATGTTCAGACCACCACTGCAGTAACTCATTATCTACAGCAAGCTCATCATCAACAATATCAGGAAGCTGATAATCACCAGCAGACTCAGGTCTATCCCCAAATGCTTCTGTTTGTATTTCTTCAAGAAGCTTATTGCGAATGTCTTCTTCTTTGGTTCCAAGCTTTGATTCAAGTTCCTTGTAAGCTTTAGCTAAATCTTCACCGCTGCTATACTTCTCAGGCAACCACTCAGGACGCTCTGGCGCTGAAGACTGCTCAACATCCGCTTCAGTAACAAAGTCACGTCCATCAGCTTGGGCTGTTTCTACTGCCGCTTCTTCATTCATTTGTTTTTACTCCTATGAGAATGTGCAATACGCTGCTCAATCAGGCCAACAATATAGCGCTGACCTTCCATATGTCGCAGTTCTTCCGTAGTCACATTAGGGCCATTTACCATCTCAATAGTAACAGAACGCAAATAGCGAAGAACTTCCTTGCCAGTAGGAGACTCAAATATCTGAGCAATGTTCTGACTTATCTGAACATCTTTGTCAGAAGATCTTTGGATTCCATCTAATCCAATATTAACCTTGTTCGGCAATCATCTGTCCTTGCTGTTGTTGCGCCATTTGCTGCGCTAATGCAGCTATTTGTCTACGCTGTTCTTCGTCACGAATCAAGCTCTCTGGCACACCAAATTTTTTCGCAAGGTGAATTGCTGTTTGTTCACCGTCAATTAGAAGCTGCAACATCTCTGGGCCAAAGGCTCCACCAACCAATTCAAGGAAACGAGCAACGCTAGAAATGTCCTGATTTGATTGAGCTTGTGCAAGCGGAGACACAGAACGTACTTTAACTTCCCGTCCGTTTACTGTAGGTACTTCTATGCGGCCCTGCTTCTTTAAGATGTATATTACACGTTGAAGTACGGGCTGCACGAGTTCTGCTTGCAAGCGACCAAATGCAGATCCCATTCTTCTAGCTAAGTCACCCATGCGCTCTGCTACCTCAGTTGCAGTCGCAGGAGTTCTATCAGGATTGCCAAGCATGTCATTATATAGCGCTTTCTTAATATTCAAACGCATGTCACTAAGAACAAGCTGCGCTACATCAAATCGACCAGCGGCATTAATAGGCTGAAGACCAGCAGAACCCATGGCTTTTGGTATAATCGATCCGGGCACTAAATTAATCGTATCAATATTTACTACGCCATCATCTTCCATTTGATAAATACCAGAGATAGACATCTGAGCATTCTCAAGAATAAGCTCGATAGTAAGATTAGTAGTCTTAATAGCAGATAGCGCATTAAGTAGTGGGCCGCGTCCGTAAATCTCACCAGCACATTTACCCCATCGAAAGCAAACAAAGGGATTAGAGCCAAGACCAGTCATTTCTTTAGCGTAGAGCAAAGTTTTAGTGGTCATACAGATTGCATAGTGAAAGTAAGCTTCTTCGTTTTTCTTTTTGTAGTCGCGGCAAACAACCTCAAGCACAGTCGTTTCACGATCAGATCCCATTAGGGATGTAACCTTTTGATCAAAGGTGCCCTTAGGATACATAATAGGAAGGTGATCGAACTTTACTTTTTTTCGCTCACGATAAACGTGATCGATCTTATCATCGGGACCAGTGTCAAGTACCACATGAGGGAGCGGTATAGCTGAGAAGTTTACAGGATTGATTGCATCCCCCTCTTCTACGCACAAGACACCAGTACCCACAGCCAAATCCATGAATGATTCATGAACTTCTTGGCTGAAATTAGAGTTCTGAAGAACCTCGAATACATACTCAGTTACTTCATCAAGCTCATTATCTATAGCTTCACGCTGATCTGGCGGCACTTCACTGCCAGCCATAAGATCAGCCCATCGCGCAAAGTTAGGAACTAAGCCAGACTGCAAGCGGCTGGCAAACTCTTGCACACCAACCACCGCAGTCTCATCAAAGATCTTATCATCTCTGCGCTGTCCAGCTTCTTCATAGTAAAATGACTCACGCTGAGGCAAAGCATACTCATAGCATTCCTCAAACAACGGAACCCAGTTTTCACGAAAGGCTTTTGCCTTCTGATAACTTTGAATATATTGCTTTGCTATATCAGCCATTAGCCAAACCTACCTAAGAATCCACCGCCACCAGCTTTAAACAAAGAACGGCGACCAGCGCCACCACGCATTCCGCTTCTGCGCGTTCTGCTTTCTAAAGCTGTAGAAATATCTTCACGCTTTTGTTTAGCTCTTTTTTGAATCTCTTCAGACTTAGCCGCCTCAGCTTCTATACGCTGATCCGCTGCTGCTTCTTGCTCAGCCGGACTAGGGCCACCACCGCCACCACCAAAACACATATTAATCTCCTTTGTTTTTTACTCGTAAGCATAGAAGGCAGAGAACATCAATGCACAAAAAGCTATAGCCTTGCCCAAAAGCTAGGTTTGTTTCTTTGTTTTGCACCCCTGTTAAACACATCAAAGTTACGTTTTGCAATTACAGGTTGGGCTGGTTTTTGACTATTCATTAGGGCTCTGCCCTCACCAGCACCTAAGAATAAATACTGAGCCGCATCGTGAACGTGGCTAAACATATTCTTATCTGGTTTATCAGCGTACCTTTCGCCACTTACTTCCATTCTCTTATAGGCATAGCCACCCTCAAAGCCCTTAATTAACTGAGGACAACGCCTGTCTATTAGTAGTGCTGGCTTACCTTCGACCATCTTCGTTAGCTGGGAGGATACAGATTCAAGCCGAAGGTCAACAGAGTTGGAGGGCGCAGGAAACGCCTTCAAGCCAGCACCGCGCAGAATGTGAAAGGGAGTCGATTCATCAGTCTGCGCTCTAAAATCACCCGCAGGATCGCCGTAAATAATTACCTCAGAGGCAGCAGCAAACCTAGTGGATAGTTCATTTCTAAGAACCTCGGCAAAACGCACGATGCCCATGTCTACCGCCACAATTTCTGACTGTAGAAACCACCGCCCCCTTACCTTTTGACCAAAGACCGCAGCAGGAGTTAGACCAAAATCCACACCAACATAGACTGGCATGTTTGCAGCAACGGGTATTTCTTCTTGAGCTATGTGAACTTCGGATGCAAACATTGGATATACAGGCTTTCCGTCTTGAATATGACCCAATCGGTTCATCACATAAACATCTATCCATGATTTAGTCTTTCCTCGAATGAGGTTTGGATAGTAGCTCTTGAGCATGTTTTTTGTGTTTTCAGCCTTTGGGTTTGGATCATAGTCTTCTATTTCTCCGTCTTCTGTTTTCCTCTCAACCATGCCAGAGGGCTGGGTATAGAAAGACCAGTTGTCTGGTTTAACCAGCATCTTAGCTTGCTCACGCGGTATATGATCTGGGATTGGAACCTCGCCAGACATAATTGGCCACCAGTGATCTTCCTCAGGGGCGTTTGTATCGGCAATAACGCCAGTCCAAGAAGGACCACCGTCACGCATAGAAGGATAGCGGCCAACACGCATCGTACAGGCATCAATAATACTCTTAGGAATTTCCCTCGCTTCATTGATCCAGATCCCAGTAAGCTCCAAAGAAAGAAGTTTTTTGACATCCTCTGGGCGATCAAGCGCCAGAAATATAACCTCAAGATCTATGTCTCCCTTTTGAATCCTATGGGTGTATGGCACTGACCAAGTAAACTTGCCCCAGTCTGATTCCGGAAACCAGTCTAGCCAAGTCTTGATAGTAGTAGTTCTAAGCTGTGGGTTGGTATTACGAATAATAGCCCAGCGGCTTTTTCGTATTCCGTCTGGGCTTTTCTTCTGCTGAATAGCGCGGCGAAATACTTCAACACAGCAGCCAACCGATTTACCAGAACCAACTGGGCCTCTTACGCCACGAAAGAAGGTATCATCTTTCATAAAGGTTTTGAGTACATCGCCATCGGGTTTGTACTTGAAGTTAATCATCTATAACCTTTGTTGACTCCAAAGCGGATCATCTCTTCCACTACTTCTGGCGCAATGCTTTCAATCAGCTTATCGCAAGCAGAATCACTAACCAAGTGGCTGCTTTCACCAAACTTCTCTACAACGTAAGCGAGATGCACCTTGCGCACAATATTGCGCAAAAGATTTAAGTCTTCCTGTTTAATCGTGTTTATAAAGCTCACTTCTTAGCAGCCTTCTTTTTTGGCTTTGGGTCTGGGCCTTCAACAAGTCGCCGCGAAGAAGGGGTTCGAGTAGCCCCAGAGTAAGTCGTACCGCCCAATGTGTGAGTCGGCCCTGTGTAAATCTTATTATCGTTTGCTGTGTACCAAGCCATGTTAGCCTAAGTCTTTCTCTAAAAGCTCTTGAAGCGGCTGCCCAATAGAAGGCTTGGCCTCTTCATACATGGCCTCAATCATTTCTATCTGATCTTTAAGGCTGTCAGACTTTAAGACAGCACTTGCCATCTGCTTAAAGCGCCACACTTGAGTTACTTCATTCATGTTCTGTACTTCCTTACTTTCTTGGCAATAGCTTTCGGTTGAGCCACATGCTGCTTACCTGCTGCCTTACCCTTTCGTTTAGCTGCGGTTGTAGCTGCATATTCAGAAGAGCTAAGAGCAGCGATAGCCTTACTAGGAAGATAACGCTCGCCTGTCTCACTAGACTTCTTGCCAGACTTGGTGCGCCACTTCTGCTTGCCCCAGTTAAGTAATGACTTCTGTGGTGCTCTCACTTGTAACCACCACCAGCAGCCTTATACCGCTTTGCTAAGAGTTGCGCCTTTCTTGCTGACCACTTACCAGCAGCAGTACCTTGAACATTGGCAGCCTTTATTCTGTTGAACAAAGACTTCCGCATTTTAGGCTTGGTATAGTTACCAGCTTCATTAACCGCCATCTTGTTCCTCGCTTATATTCTTTTGACTGCGGAACCTCTCAGAAGATGTCTTCTCCATCTTCTTAACTTTCTTCAAAAGATTCTCTCGCTTCAGGCTAGTAACCATCTGCCCATCAGAAGTACCAAGAAACTCCTTAACCTTGCGGCGCAACTTAGTCACCATAGAGTAATCTTCGGGCATAGTTTCTAATTGCTTAGAAAGCAACGAATAACGAGCATTCATTCTATCGCGGGGCGATTGTCCTTTAGGCATTCTTTTTCTTCTTCATCTTAGCGGCCATAATCCGCTTCTTTAAATCCTCAGGCAAAGCCTTCTGACCGCTAGTCAATAAAGACTTCTTAGGACGCCCAACCTTAGATCCATAAGTTCCTTTACCCTGTGGCATCAGTATCTCCCCATTCCTAATAAACTCCTACGCTGCATTCCCTTCCGCATCTGAGGTACATCCCCCAACTCCTGCTCAGGGCGATCAACAGGCTTCATACTCAAAGAAGGCAACGGCTCTTCTTCCGGCTTCTTCTCCTCGTAAATACTTTGAGCGCTTCTACTACTTCTTCTTCCAAAACACATCAGCTTTTCTTATGCCTCCTTGCAAAATTCCTAGCAGCCTCAACACTGCCAAAACCCCACTTCTTCAAAGCTAAAGCCTTCCGAGTAGGGCGACCCTTCTCATCCTTCATCGGGCCCTTCATACCAGCAAACCGAGCAGCAAAAGAAACACGCCTTGGATTCGTACCACTCTTTAATTGACGCTTTAAATTAGCGCCTTCAGTCCGCTTGAAATAAGCACGACCCGCAGCAGTCAATCCACCAGTCTTACTCTTGTGCTCTTTTCGCATATCCAACACTCTTCAATGCAGCCTTAGCAACACTCGTATCCGCTCTAGGCGGCTGCGCCTCAGGCTCTTTCCCATACCTACTCATAAAATACCCCTACACTAAAAAAAATATAACTGACAATGCACAAACCTTTAGGGCTAATAATGCTCGTGGTGGACTATTACAGTAACTAGCACTGCAACTTTTCCCCCTACCCCCCCTGCTACAGCCTAGCTTGCAACGAATTAACCTAGATCAATAGTCACCTTGATGTCACCAGCCACTTGTACCTGACTTCTATCGATAGGTTTATAGCCAGCACGATCCAACAAATCCTTACTCGCTTCTAGCTGAACGTACTCAGACTTAGCGTTCTGTGACAGCCTACGCACTGTTCCAACAGCTAGAGTAGCGCTAATCCCAAACTCTTCATTCATACGCTGCATCATGTACTGCTGCACATGGGCTGTTTTCAAAGCTCTA